CAAAATCGTCAGATATAATTGGCGTATCAGCTAAATGCCTAATTCTCCAGTCTAGCGTCTTATAGTCAGGAGAAAAGTTTTCACCAATAAAGTTTTCAACTAATAAAACACAATTAACTAATTGATTATGATGTTCTGCTATAACAAAACCTCTAACCCAGGTGTTTTCGGAATTAAACTGTGTTGTTTTTCCTCCTAAATTTCTAACGCATCTACGAAATCTACAAACTCTATTGTTGCTATTTTTATCAACGGCATCATAATAAAAAAGCTCACCAGATATTGTAGCATACCCATTATCTGGCCATATTTCAGGTTTATTGCCCGGTTGTGGCCTAATAGGTATTTCCTCTGAAAACGCATCGGTATCGGCAACAGTGATAGTTTCTGATGTATTATAGACCAGAAACAATGTAAAATCACTATCATAACCTACAGGATACACAGGAATTGGTGGAAAGTACATTGGCATATTATTTATATAACAATATCATATCAAGAAAACCAAATTTATTTTACGCTCCAGGAAGACAGTTCTGACCAAATGATGGTGGATTCTGATATCCTGGTGGACATGGACTAACGCATTGCTGTCCCGGCAATGGCGCTCCAAATACTGGTCCATTAGCTATATAAGCACTCACACAAGTACAAGGATCACCAGGAGTTGGTCTAGTCAAATCATTTGGGCAAGGAGAAGGACTTGGACTAGGGCTAGAGGTTGGGCTAGGTTTTGGGCTAGGCATTGGATTAGGACTAGATGTTGGACTAGGCATTGGTGATGGACTTGGTGATGGACTTTCAATGGACCCAAATGAACCAGAACCGGAAGACATCATCATTTTCATCATCATATGTTTCATCATATTTTCATGATGCATACTCGTACCCATACCCATCATACCCATCATTCCCATCATTCCCATGCCCATATGAGACTTCTTGTGCTTCATATGTTTTTTCATATGAGACTTTTTCTTATGATGCATTCCAGGTCCAGGTCCACCTTTCATTTTCTTACCAGGACCACCCATTTTATGTTTCCCAGGACCACCACCACCCATTTTATGTTTCCCAGGACCACCACCACCCATTTTATGTTTCCCAGGACCAGAACCGCTAGAACCGACTGTTATTGATGTTACTGAGGTGGATAATTCTTTTGTGATTGTATTGTATACAGTTACTTTTAATATAAATTTTCCAGTTTTATGATAAGTATGGCTTCCAATAATGTTATATGTGTTATTGCCAGTTTTTGCTGTAGTGGCCTGAGAAGAAAAAGTATCTCCCCATCCTATACTAACAATATATTTGTCAACAGGCAGAGGTTTAGTATCTGAAAATGTGCCAATTAATTTATTTGACACATTCTTAGTTGTCACAAGGGGTTTTAGTGAAATAACAGTCATGGTTGTTGATATTTAGTAAACTGTAGTAACAAATTGCTCACCAGAGGGTCTATTTGGCAATTTATGGAAAGTTCCATCAACTTCATTAAACTTCATAAAAGTCTTATTACTATAATCAAAACTTAAATAAGCAACCCTGTCACCATCACTTGTAGCCAATAAAGTATTAGAAACATTATCAAATCCTGATACTGTAGAATCTTGAAGAGTTGAAAACAAAGGACTTCCAATTCCAGGCCCAAAAGATTCCCAAATATTAGCTGCGGTGTTATAAACAGAAACTCCACCACTGTTATTGAAGAAATAAACTCCATTAGTCAATGTTACTAATTGGCCTTCTGATTTAGGGTTTCCCATTCCGCCTGGCAAATCTGGCAGTTTCATTATAGATTGAATAGGGTTATTAAAAACTCCATCAGTTCTATAAAAACTTCTTAATCTAAAAAATGATCCAGTATTATCATTGCGAACAATGTAACCAGTATTATCTTTCCAACATGAACGATATACAGAAAATTCTCCATCAGTGCCATCACCGACATTAGACTTCAATTCATCTGCTCCATTATCAAAAGTACTCAATGTTTCACTTGACAATGCAAAACTTCCCAAACTAACAGATTGTGTTTCAACGTTAGTTAAGTCTATAGTTGGATTTTGATTTCCAAACAAGAAATAAACATTATCAGGAGAGTTCAAAGATACCCAATTCCAAGACCTATTCATTGTATCTACAGGCAAAGTAGAATACACATCAGCAAATCCATCAAACTCCATCAATCTCACACTACTATTATCTTCTTGCCAATACATAACACCAGAACCATGATTGCCAGATGAAGTGGCATTTCTTTGTGTGAATCCATTATTTCTGCGGAACTCACGAATTTGCTGTGCGGAATTAGGTAAACTATTCAAAAAAGTATAATCTCTTTTAACTGAAAGTGTGTTATAAGTTTTTGTTTTAAACACTTCGCTAATAAGACCAAATTCATAAGTTGAAATATTTTTTGTTATAGCTGTATTTGATGTTGGAGAATCAAATATTGAAAGCCAAAGATTGTTCTTTTCAATAATATCTAGAACTTTTGGAAAGGTTGTAATTCTATAAGACCCAAGTTCTGTATCTACACGTAGCTGAACATCATATAATCCACCAATACTAAACTGTGCATCCGTTGTTGATGAATTTTGATGAAATAAATCATCATTTATAACCCAAGTGTATTCAACTATGGGATCACCAACCTGAACACCAGAAGAAATTACATCAATTTCGATAGGCACATTTATTTTTGATCTAATAACACCACCACTTACTATTTGTATTGGACTAGCATTAAAGTCAATAGTTGCCTCATTCGGTGCACCTGTTCTTACTGTAATAAGATCAGTTATTGTAATTTCATTAGTTCCAAATGGATTAGTGGCTGTTAAAGTAATGCTATATGTGCCAGGAGTAGTATAAATATGCGAAACACTGCCGTCTGGTGGTGGACTTGTACCTTCTGCTTGTCCAGGCACGTAAGGAAAGATAAGTGTATCTGTATCAGTATCTCCAAAATCCCATTCGTACTTATTTGGCGCACGAACACTTAAATCTTGTATATTGACAGTTAATGGTGCAGCGCCAACCTTTTTATCTACAGAAAACCAAGCCTTTGGCCTTAAAACCAAACTCCGTAAGTAATTAATTCTAGCTTCCATAGTACCAGTTTTGGGTTTAACTGCTACTTCTCCTCTTTTCCCCGCCATGTGTTCAATCTGAATTAAAGCATCTTTGAGAGAATCATGATGTTCTGCAACAACATTCATGGTAATATGTGTAAACAATTTTGGCTTAGCAACGTCAGTAAAACCACTATTTAAAACCAAACCTGTAAAGCCAGTTTTAGTTAATCCACTATACGTAAAAGAGATTGCCCTTTTGTCAATAGTGCTACATTGTTCTGTTAATGTAATAATCCCAGTAGGCGGGAAAGAAAGCGTAGGATCGCCATTCACTACAATGGAAGTATCCCCAGGCGAATAATCTTCTGCTAATGTTAATCTTAGACCATCATGTACTAAAAAAAGGTTTGTATCATCATCAAAATTTACTGGATAATTGCTCATTTAATTTCCTACTATAATTGGTTCTGTGGCAAGGACTACATTTTTTGTTTCATCAGAAAAGACTAATAATAAAGATGGATTATATGTTCCTGCTACCGTATATTGATGCTCTGCTGTATGTTCATTTGGGTCAGTTATTGAAGTAGTTGTTCCATCATCCCACACCCAATACCTACTAGCTATACTGCCGTCTGATTGGTCTATAAAAGTGAAAGTATCACTTACTGTACCAGATATCGGAGTTGTATAAAAAAATGCAGGAGCATACTGCAATCCAATCTTAATGTAATCTTTCTTAGTTGCAATGCCCTGACCATTCAAACTTGTAATTACTGTTAACGAAACGCTATAATTACCACTTGCTTCATATGTATGTGTTGGAGCAAAATCTTGTGAAGTTGAACCGTCTCCAAAATCCCAAAAATATCTAATAGCAGGACTTTCTGTAAAATTTTGAAAACTTACAACGTGTGGAGCAACTCCCGTTCTTGGGTCTGCTCTGAATACTGGCCTTGGTGATAAAAATCTAGTTTCAAGCGCTGTTAAAATACCATTTAATGATTTAGGGTCTGGGTTCTTAATTAACCCTAGATTTTTTTCAATATTAATTGATGCATCTTTAATAGCATTGTGTGGTTCTGCAAAGACAGCACCATAAACAGGAGTATTAATTGGCCAAGTGTTCTGTCTTGATCCAGCAAAACCTCTCTTTAAACCAGTAAAACCATTTGCAGTTTTAATTGAATAATATATCTGTTCTGTACCTATTAAGATCAAACCTTGATCTGGAAATGAACTTGTATCTTCTACAACAAAAATTGGGGAATTATAGCTTGTACTTTGAGTTGTTATAGTTTGGGCATTGTTAGATGCCGTATATAACTGTTCATGCGTATCTTTAGCTACAGGATATATGCTTAAATCACCAGCTAAATATCCTTTGTCTGTTGACGCAATTCTGTCTATAAATTTAGCCATAATTTACCTCGGATAAGGATAACTTTGTTTATAATACCAAGCGCCATTTGGATTTCCATATTTGTCATATTCTTCATCTCCAAAATTCTGCCATTCTAGAAATAAACTATGGTCTATATTTTGGTCATCAACGCTCTTCCAAATCTTACCATCCCACCATTGAATACTTTGTGGCTGAATAATTCTATTTGTATGATAATCATCCCTGCCAATATCGCTTTCTTTATCTATTTGCCATCTGTCTGTTGTTGGTCGCCTATTGAATCTAAATCTTAATATAATAGGAATTAAACCATCTTCTAAAACATTATCAGAAGTATCATTTCCTACCATCTCTAATTTAGAGACCCAAAATCTTGCATTATCCAAAGTGTGTGAGAAAAACGTCTTTCCAAATGAATGTCTTGCATAAGCGTAAAAATTTGCCCCTTCGCTATCTTTCCAAGATAAACCATACTCTGCAATACCCTCTAGATTCTTAAAAAAAGTAGCATGGTAAACAATATCAGTTCTAGCTTCTAACCATAATTTAAATAACATGAACTATTTATCTTTTGGCAACGTCTTTTTTTCAATATGACTTAATAACTGCTTTTTAATTGGCATCTGGTCTGGAAGTGCGGCTATCAGTTTAATCGTTTCTAAATCTGCTGGAAGACCCATAATAGCTCTAGTATTAATCTCTTGAGTCATTTTAGCATTCCAATACTCTAATTGAACATTGTAATCATCCCAAGGCTTTAATGGAACTCTTTCATTAATCTGGTCAAACAATTCTTTCAAAAACTTTATTTCTTTTTCATAAGAATCAATTTTAGATTTGAGAAATTCAATTTGTTCAATATTAGAATCTATTTTTCTATCTACTTGGTCTTTAAGTTCATCTATTTCAAACTTTATATTTTTAATAGCCTTATACCTATCTCTAATTTCCTCAATGCATTTGTGCATTTTAGATTGTGGCGTAGGTTCTTTGCCAATTACGAAATAATTTAATTGGAAGAATGTGGGACTTCCCATTTGTGAGTTTTTCAATAATTCTTCAATTTCCATCATGCTAATCTAGCTCCAACAAGTGCTTTAAATCTATATCCCTTTTCAATGGCTTTAATAGCCCACAGCATTTTAACAAGCTGTATATTCCAATTATCGTCACCAAACTTACCAACTTCTTCAATGGCTTTCTTGTGAATCAAAATACCATTTATAGTTGCATCGTCAAAAGCATACTTTTTATTGACAACAGGATACAATATCTCTTTTTCATCTTTAAGAAAAAGATCATATTTTTTTAAATGATAGTGCCTTATGTAAGTACCTGCCATAGTAATAAGACACCACTCCGTTTTAGAGTTCTTAATACCCGCATCCATTAAAGATGTTATTGTGTTTCCGCCTTTAATTTGCTTACTATCATCTGCCTTAGCGCCAATGACAGATACAACCTTGGCATGAGGAAAATTATCCTTTATAGTATTGGTTGTAATGCGTAAAGCGGTAGGATTATTATCTGGATTTAGTATTATAAATCCTAGGGACTTCTGAAAATCAATCATATATTAATCCTAGTAAAGAACATCGAAGTCTATAAAAATAGTTATCGTATTGTCAATAGCGCTGGAAAGGTTAAACAAACCAGTTGTTACCACTCCGTCTACTACTGATGTATCTTCACTAAAAGAGAAAGAGGTTGGAACATATTCAGTACCATTAAAAATAGGAACATCAACAGAGGCATTTGGGCTTAAACGAACACCATTTATGAAAACTCTCAATGATCCCTCTTTGTATGGTGTAGCAATGCTTGTTGTATAATAATTAATATAGTCAGGGGTTATTAAATTTGTTGGCACTGGATTTACGTTATAATAGTGTAAATGTCTTACAGCACTTGGAAAATCATTATCAGCGTAAATAGAACCATTCTCATATCTCCATGTGATAGTATCAGAAGGTTCTATATCCAAAAATCCCTGATTGAAGGCAATAATTCCAGATACAGTATTGATTTGAACACCAAAGTTAGTAGCTTCATCAGCAATAAGACTTAACTTTGTTCTTTCGCCAATCGTCATTCTAACAAAGCCATTACCATCTAAGTGTTCTGAAATTTGATGTAAAGCACTATCAATCGCCGTAGATTTGAGACTTCCATCTTCATTAATAGATTGATTTAGCCTATTATCCAAGCTGCCACACGTACCAATAGAATTTCTTAATGTATTAGCATCAATGTCCACTTGAGCATTAACAATGTCTATACGAGTTGTTAGTGCATCAATAGGTGCTTGATCGGCTAAATGATGATATGGAGTTAGCGGTAGATAAGGAGGAACAGGAATTAGATTTATATTTGGCATACTCTATTTATCTAATGATTCATAAATCTTCTAGTGGATAGTAATATTCGTCTTTAAAGGCTAATTCAGCACCCATTAAGAATCTTCTAATCATACCCCAATCTTCATTAGATAAAGTGCTTCCTGGTTGTGTTGATTTCAATTCTTTTACACTATGACTTGCTAAATCTTGAATAGTTATTATCCTTAGACGATTACACATTTTCCTGGCTCTTACGCTAGGTATGTCTGAACACAAAGTATTTGGATTTGGATATCTTTCACCTTCGATATATTGTTTGAATGCGCCCATACTCTATTTATGCTGTTAAATCCAATTTAACCGCCAATTATAAATAAGCTGGGTAGTAGATGTCTTGTTAACATCTCCAAAAGTTGCCATGCTGAAAATCTGACCATTTGCCATCTCTAATGCCATTTCATTTATAGCAAAACCAACCAGTTCTCCAAAAGCCACAGTAGTCGTAAAAGTAACCTGCGAAGTGGCAAGAGGGTCGATTGTTGCGATGACAGGCTTGGCTAGAATAACTGGACCGAATAAACCCGTTTGCGTATCTTCAACAAAACGTGGAACACCACCTACAGTACCATTATTGCCAAACAATACTCTAGCTATATAAAAACTAAAGACGCCTTCAAATTGATTAGCTACAATAGATGCTAAAGCACTTCTACCACTTAAAACAACCTTATTACGGACAGCCATTTGTGAAGCAGTCCCGTCTTTATTAAGCATGGTTAGAAAAATCTTTCCATTAGACTTGATTTCTACATCATCATTTAGTATTTCAATTTTCTGTTCCATATAAACCTTAAAATAGTTAGATTTCATATTATTTACCTCTATTGCTCTAAATAAAATTATGAAGAGCTTCAAAAAATTCCTTGAAGTAGCAACACTTACAAGAAACCGATCTACTATTAGTGAACCACCAATAGATAATGACGAAAATGGTGATGACTGTAATTTTGACAGGCAAACCATTGAACGTTGGATTTCTCAAGTAGGTTGGAAGGAAGTAGGTGGCGATTTTACCGAAACAATCATGCAAAAAGGCCATCCATTAAAAAGTACCAGACTAGAATATGTAACACCAACTCAAGGTGGATACAGAGGTCTAGTAGAAGCAACTGCCAGATGGATGTTAGGACCAAAATGGGTTTCTCCTGGTATCTTTGAATCTTTTCTTGCCGATTTCAAAAGTCAAATACTAAAAAGTTCTCTATGGAAAACTTTAGATGTTAAATCCATCTGTATTAATGATGAAGAATTTTTTTGGAATCTATTAGATGCTTTTGCTAGTGCCAAATCCAAAATGGTAGAAATATGGAGATGGGAAAAAGGCCACAACCCAGAAGATGTTAAACTAGGCTTAGAAGACAACATAGAACAATACTTCAAGGGTGTAAACATTAATATAAAAGATATTCAACTAGGCAAGCCAAAAGATCAACATATGGGTGATAAAAGTCATGGTGGTATGGCAACTAGTGGTAGAAATCCTTCATTGGGAGCTTATGTTAGTGTAAAAAGCGTTATGTGGTTTCCTTTTAAAATTACTGTTCAGTAACAGTACACCAAATCTTCTCTTTAGCCCTAACTGTTTCGCTAATTGAATCTGGATTGTTTAACATCGCCAATTTAAAACCTATAGTTAACGTTTGTTCTTCCATAAATACTACATCGCCTCTTCTATCAACAAAATCAAATGTTCTATATTGCTCATCATAGCCACTCTGTACTGAAATTGGCATATTAACAAGTTGAATTATTGTATAACTAACCATAGTTGTTTGACCCAGTGTTCCCCAATCCAATACGGGACCATTAAGAGTAATACTTTGTCCATCAATATCAGCCATTGCATAATAAGTTGAACCAATTAGTATTAAATAATTCTCCTTAAAATCACTATTCTCAACCATTGGACTTAGTGGATTTTGACCGTTTTGTATTCCTAGCGTCACTTCATAATCTGAAACTGTTTGTAACTGCATACCACGGAAATTTAAATACCCAACAGCATTATCAACTAATCTTCTTAGAATCTTAATATTAACACTACCGATTTGATCCCCACCAGAATAACCCTCAATGTGCAAGTAATCATTTGTAGGTGAAGGAAGTTGTTTGTCTATATAAATCAAAGGATATTGTTGTCCACCAAATAATACATAGTCACCTTTTTGAACATTGAAGTGATCTAGAACTTGTGTTTGGACTTTTCCTCTTTGGGAAACAGAAACTATTCCACTAATCCCAGAAGCAACATTAATATTGCCAGGAGCGTTTAAGTCATATGTAAATCCAGAATCAGCACCAGCAGTCCATCCAGTTAAAACCAATGTGTTATTTGGTAAAACTCTATTAATTGAATAAGTTCCAATATTAGAACCACTAGTTACGTTAATAACCCACACATCTTCATCTGGGATTGGGAATAAAGAGAAATCAATATCTGAATCTGTAAATGTTACAAAATTCTCTTGATATACACTGACACTCATTTCTTCATATTGAATATTAGAAAATCTAAATGGAAAACCAGCATGATCCAGTGGATATTGAGTAATGCCTACAACATCGGCAACTGGCGATGGAGGATCAAGTAATGAATACTCTCCTTGATTAGTGCCAGATAAAATCTCTAAAAGATTATTGGTGTCATTAATTCCTATTTCGCCAAAATCAATACCAGGAGAAAAAATAGTATACGCAAGATTAACTCCAGTACCATCTGTTCCAACAGCCACAGTGGTTGCGTTCGATAGCATATCACGGGTTATATTGCCAGGATTTAATCCGTCTATAATTATTCTATCAAAATCAAACTGGCTGAATGCAATATTGTCTTCAAGATTGCATTGTATCAAACATTCTAATTCTTCTATTGGAGGAGGTATAAACTCATCTGTTAATCCAACATAATTGATTGAGTGCAAAACAGCATGAAAAGGAATGAAATCCTTAATAACCTCTTCTACTTCCTCAATTCTATCACTTGACAACTCTTCTATAGAAACATCTATTGAAATCTTACTACTGCGACAAGCTGTACAAACATCAGAAAATGTATAATCTAAATCGCAAGGATCAGTTGAATCTCTAGTCGATCCATTATACTCTTCCATGTTATATATCTGTTCTGAATATGGAAACTCTGTTCTCTTTCTACCATAAACCGAAGCATATGCAAAAGGATGTTTGACTGGAACTATTACTGGGAACAAGATGTCATCCTCAGCAATTAATCTAACATTCCAGTTCTTAGATGGAAATGTTACTGTAATCTCATCCCTTTGATCGGCCAAGTCTAATGTTTGAATATAATTTTCTAATTGTTGGTCAACTGGTTCAGCTACTTTATAAAGTATTCTAACTACATCGCCAGCTTGAAGAGTTATAATGTTAGTAACCCAATTTACACAAGTGGTGTTAACAGAATTATTCTCACAGTTTTCATTTGTCGAACTTGTAGTAACAAACTGAACATAATTTAATGGAACCTCTACATAATTTAACGTTCCATTAGCCCTATAGAAAATATGGAAATTGTCGCTTTCTACGGGCAATAAAGCCTTCTTAGATAAACAAAATTGCGTTTGATTTGTTACAATGAATGCTTCCTGCCAAGTAAAATTACTTATAATCTGCCAATAGTAGGTTATTTTCTTAAAATCAACACCAGAGTTTTTGAGTGCTTCTCTTAAACCTTTAAGTGTTCCTTTTTGCTTATACATTGAAATTGCATTGCCAACTTGTTTTCTCCACAAAGTAGGATCGCCACTACGCAATTTCCATTTAAACATATTAGCCAAATAAGGCAAAAATGTTTCTTTTACTAGATTAGCATCCCATAGATTAACTAATTGATTTGATAGATTTTCTATTTCCGTAAACCCATCAGCAACAGCCAAATTTGTTTTTTCAATTACTGTCGGAGTAACATCAGCAGCAGATAAAAACTGCTTAAACATACTTGGTGTATAGCGACTTAATAGTGTTGGATACTTTATAGGATTAGTTTGTTGGCTTGGTATTGTAGGAGCCAAAAATGCACCACCAATATTGAAATAAAACAAGGTGGATAGGGAAGTCCCTGCTGGTATTGGTGTCCAAGTATAACAAAGAAAATAATCGCCTTCTCTTGTATTAGTATTTTGGGATGGTGTCCATTCTAATTGAAAATGTCCTACTTCTGGATTGTTATTTTCATCAAACAAAACTTGAGTTAAGAAAGCATCTGCTGTATCCGATGATAACCAAGCTGGGAAGTCATCTGAACCAAAAACTTGTATGGGGGCTGCATTCTTATAATTAAAAGTTGATTGAAATCCACTAATGTCTAAATCAAATTCTTCTAAATTGCTTGAAACGTAATTTCTTTCAATAAAATAAATAGTAACAGCATTTACCTTATACGGAGTAATGGCAACACCACTATCGTCAGTTGTAAAAAGATCGAAAAGTATCGTATCTGTTATTGTCGGATTCTGGTCAATTTTTAGTAATGCCATATTTTACTCAAAAGTAAGAACTATATTTGTGTTATCTGGACGAATAATTTCATAATATTTTGGGACCACAACATCTAATGGTTGGTTTTGGTTATTAGTTATAAATGTAATATTAACATTTGTAACTTGCTTAATAGAAGATAATGACTGTAATAAATCATTAGACTTCAATATTTTACCATATTCCCAATTTCCAAGCTGATAAAACGAAGTAAGAATTTGTTGAGCTTGTGCTTGTATTTGTGCTGCAAATTTTCTATAAAACTTAGGAATATGCAAATCAATAACAGTATCAACAAAAACTACAACTCCGTCTTTTACGCAAAGATAATCTGTAAGCATTTTAATATCATCCATATGAGCAGCCAAATCAATTTTTAATTGATCGCTTGCTTGAGTTAATCCATTAGCTCCATCCCTAGACAAAATAAATAAATCCACTATATTTCCAGCACAACCATGATTTCTAAGAACAGCAGTAGCTTTACCGACTTGTCCGTTATATGGAGAAGCAAAAAGTTCAGCACTTAATTTATAATCTTCCCCTGTTACTGCTCTGTTTTGAACCTTAACAAACGCAGGAAGTTTTCTACGAATATCATCAATCGTATCTCCATCATATCCATTACTGCCTGCTGTATAATTAATGAACGTTACAGGAACAGTTATATTGAATCCTGGGACTAAGAAACCTGCTTGAAAATTAAAAGCACCAGTAACAACGTTTCCACTAGTTCCACCACCAACTCTATATGTTATTTGAATCTGTGATCCTTGACTTGGAATATATCCAGCCTGACCGTTGCCAAATATAACAGTTGCATTCCACTTGGAATCATATTCAACTCTATATTCAAATCTTGGCTTTGAATCCGTAAAGAAATCAACTTGCGTCCACACTGTTCCATTTACAACAACCGTAACACTATCAAATAATACAGGAGATTGAAGTAAAGTGTAAGTTTGGTTCACTACTCCAGTAGAAGTATGTGAATCATTAAATGTTTTTCCTGCAACACCAATAATTGAGGTATTAGTAAAAGAACCTGCCGAAATTAGGATATCTTGATCGAAAATTGGGTTATTATCTAAATCTGCTGGATAAAGTTGATAAATAATCTGTCCTATACTGCCAACATTACTAGTGGCTGTGACTGGATAACCAGAAGGAATAACTAGGTCTGTTTGAAGCAAAGTATTAATTGTAACACTGAACAAAGCAGTAGAAGCTATGGGCGGCGTTGGCTGAAATCCTACCGCTTTACAAATACGAAAAGCGTTAGCAAGTTCTGCAACAGTATCAATATATCTTTCGTTGCCTTGTTGATCTATTTTAAAAGACAACATATCAGTACAAAAAGCATAAGCCTCAATTAACATAACGCCAAGATCGGATTCAAAAAAATCAGTGAAATCATTTGCAAATCTTTGTTCAACTAATAAAGCAAGCCTTGTTTTTAAAGAGGCAAAATCTTGATTAGTGTAATTCAATGACGGCAAAATCTCCGATGCTGCTTGTTGAGATTGCGCTAATGGACTCAATAATGTAGGACAATCATTTGACATAAGTTATACCTTTATTAAGATGGCAAAGGCACATCTAATACTAATTCCTGTAAGTGGGTTAAAACATCAGGATCATTAAATAGAATCCTAATATTTAAAATAGCAAATCTTTCATCTAAATTATCATTTTTATTAAGATGTTTTGCAGATGGATTTATCGTAACCTCAATTTTATCAATACGAACCCTTGGCTCCCACCTGTTAATAGACTTTATAATCATCTGTCTTGCTTGATTAATAAGTGTGCTATCTCCAGGTTCAAAAATTAAATCTTGTAGCGGTGTTCCAAACTCTGGAAGCATTACACGTTCGCCAGGGTATGTTAATAACAAAATCAACAAATCTGACTTGATTTGTGCAGCACCGCTCTTAGATTTAAAAAATCCACCAGGGTTCTTAACAATAGGATAAGGAAAACCTTTCCAACTATTACTATTATTTGCCATATTCTATTTACTACACCTCTATGTTTTCTGGATTTTTGTCTTTTGATTTAGATGCAAAAACCCTATCACTCAAACTATTATGCAAAAGTCGTGTTGGGTCTGCTGGATCGGCTATTACACCAAAATGAACGAATCCAGTTACAGGACACACCCAAGGGTCAGCGCCTGTCACTACAGGATGTAAACAAGGACGTTTATTCAACGGTAATTGATTAGGAACTCCCAAATCATTAGACTGCATAGCAATCTGAACGTTATCATTAGCCGCTTGACCTGCTGATTCGGCTTCGGCCTGTGGATCATTACAATCTCTTCCGGCAAACAAGACAATATAAGTTTCCGATTGAAAAATAGTAAGTTTATTATGGTTAAAATAATAATTGTTAACATCTACAATATAATCACCCATTACCTGAACAAATTTATTAGCTGGAATTGGATTGTTCTCATCGCCAACAACTTCTATAGAATCATCATAGGAATTTATATAATATACTCCACCAGCACGCATTAGAACTAAACCTGGACCTTCTGGTTGTTCTTGCATCACCATCATATGGGGACCACGTTCCTCATTATCCTTCTGTGGAGCTAATAATTGCAAATATTGATTCTGTGTCTCTTCCTGACTAGAAGCATCTTCCATTCTTAACTGCAATCCATATCCAGAACGAAGCAATACATAAGCCTTATCTGCCTTAGCATCGGAAATATTCTCTTGATCCCCTGTTTCTGGGTCTATGGGCGGATGCTGTCTTGGCAAACTATGCTGTTTATTGCCTTCATCATGCATTTCTAGAACATGCTTAGACGTGCTTTCTATAAAGATACCACGCTTATCACCGGCTTCTGTTGGCTCTCCCTTTTCTCCTAATGTATGATCCGACATTAAAATCTTATTACTTCCTGCTGTGGATATTCTAATGCCATTAAGCTCTCCACGAATAAGTGTGTCATCTTCTGTATCATTAGCGCCAATGTAGTGACCAGTAGCAGAACGAATAAAAACTTTACACTTTGCAACATCATTACATCCCCAATCAAAATCCAGTTTCCAATTTGGGACACCTTGAGGTTGATCTACACTATCATCAGCTACAAATTGAATACCAGATAAAGATTGTAGTTGAAAACCACTCTGAGGCAATTCACATTTTGGATTCTGATATTGAGCAAGTGATTTAGGCGCTTGATAAAATCTCATTTCCTCTTTGCGTTTATAGAATGGATTACCAAATTCTTCTTTACTAATTTCTTGATTGCTTTCTTCACCATCACATTCAGAAGTTTCATTAGGGTCTGTGCAATCTGAGAAGTCTTCCATCGGAGAATGACATTCACTTAAATCTACACCAGAATCTCCATTAAAAGCCCACTGCGCTGCTGGATGTAAATGGTCGTCTTTCATCATAAAGATGTTGCCACGACCACTGGCATGTTCTACTCTACTCCATTTTTCATTACATTTATGATCCCCATCTTGATACTTGGCATAATGTTTTCCAGGTGTCTTCCATCCATATATGTGAGGATAAGTCATAAACTGATTTGATTCTGGATTTGGATCAAAATCATCTTGCGTGTCCCAATCTTTTGCTTGAACATTGTCTGTATTCCAAGGTTGTTTAACTTGATCCCCATCATTTGATCCAAGGTTATAACCATCTCTTGTACCTTCCCAAACACAATCATATTCTGGTATATGATAACCCCATACGTCTAATCTATTATTATCCTCAGATGGCATGTCGCCTATATCTTGTTCTGCTATAGAACCTTGATTAGTACCTGGGTTTACGCCTCTTGTTCCTGTCCAAAAAGTTCCAATGTAATAACAATGATGAATATCTCCATTTTCACACAATAGAGCCAGTTTAGAACCAGCAGGTGGAACCCAAGTTACACCAGAATCATCAAAACCACCAAATGGCGAAACAGGATATGCCCAAGGCAAATCTTTAACTTGAACACCTGGACCAGTAACAAACGGCGTATAAAATTGCACTTGCCCTTCTGCCATTGGGTCTATAGTGTTAACACAGAGAGCACTAATCATATGAGGAACGGCTTCTGGTTGCATATCCAATCGTTCTCTGTGATATAATTCAGAGCGAACTATATGTCTAGCATCATATTGAGATTCACTTAAAAGCTTTTCTAATCTTCTTAATCTTTGTTCTATTTGACTCATAAATTTTCTTTATTAAAATGGTAAACCAGCGATTGCATTTCCTACCGCACTAGCTGCATTAATTACAGGAGCTAAGAATGCATCAAGAACAGCATCTTGGCCTGGTGCTAATAGTCTTATCTTAAAAGTAGTTGTATATGAACCTTCTCTTATGTCATGAGAAACACCTTCAATAATCCAACTGTTATTAGATAGCACCTCATTACAAGATGGAGTGTTTGTCCATCTGCAAGGCGCTTGTGTTCCTATTTGAAAAGGATTCAGAACACTTAAACTCATATACCTAGCAAGATAAAGTAAAGGATGTGTATAAGAAGGATCACCCTGTACTTTTAGCTCTGCCGTAATAGGATTCCACGCAAGACTAACCAGATTATTAGTTATAGTATGGCTATGGACATATCTTAAAGCTCTCAATGGTCCAGAAGCCAATATGTCACTTCTATTAGCTGCAACAGCAAGATTAGTACCAAGTCTAATACCGCCATTTGTTGGAGTGTATAGATGAGGATTAGCTGACAAATTGGCTAAACATGGCGATGGTCCTCTATTTAATTGAGTTCCTGGCGCAGAACCACCACCAGCACCGCCAGCAGCATTTGCCCCAACACCAGTCCATCCTATAGTTGGCTTAAAATTAATAACTGGACTGTCACAACCACCATTCACTATATAATTAGCAATAGAGTTATTAGAATTAGCAGCACTTGAACCAGAACAAGGATCAATAGGACTTGCCAGAAATATTAATGTTCCATTAGCACCAGTTGTATGATCCATTATTACTCTAATACCAACTCCCTGTGGACTACCAGTATTAGCAAGATGCAATCTAGTCCATTCGTATATGCAAGCTAAAACAGTTCGGTTCCGACCTTCCCAAACTCTCCACATACCAAAATCTTCATCACACGTACCTGTGCCGTCTGTTTTAAAAGTAAATGGTATTTCGGTGTTACCACTAAACGCCACAAATTTTACAGCCACCGATCTTTCTTCACAAAGCGTTTCAACTGCTGTACGAAAATGACATTCTATAGAACCATTATATTTTGAATCAACTAAAGTGGCTAAAGTGTCAACACAGTTTATTTTATACTTTATAGTTCCGGCAGAATAATCAACAGAAAAAGTCATCATTGTAAAAGAAACCCAAGGAGAAACACTTCCACCTGTTGGCTGAAAACCTCTTGGATTTTCTGCTGTTGTTACTGCCACTGAGCCACCACCGCAAACCGTAGAAACCCATCCCCATCTAATATAACACAATGAATCTGTTGCTGTACCAAGTCTTGTTACTCTCTCAAATATAACACTAAAGTCTCCACCTTCCTGATCCACAATTTCTATTTCTGCACCAGCACCATTAGATGTTCCAACTTGAAGTGATTTAACTACTGCTGGAAAAGAACCATTACCAACGCCTATATCAACTGGATCACTTCCGTATATATCGAATGCTTCCCCGCCTAAGAATGCTTGTGCTTCAACAGCATCACCCGCACCCCTAATTTGAACTTGAACAAAAGGCGCAATACTAGGTTCTTCGATTGCCTTTTTTGTCAAATTGGGCGAAGCAACATTTCCACATAGTCCACTTAGATTACAAATCATAATTAACCCAAAACCGCAGGAATACGAAGCGTTGTCCCTGCCTTTAAATCGAAAACATCAAAAATATTATTAGCTTCCATTATCTTCCACCAAAAAGCAATTAAATTAACTCCATATGCTCTCTTGGCAATTAAATCGGGACGAAACTCTTCTCCCGCACTAATAATCAAAAACTTATCAGTATTACTTGGAGCGAAAGTTGGCCTTTTATAAGTCTCATAGGTCAAAACTCTTTTATCACCCCAATAAATAAGTGTAGAATTAATATAACGACTTGTATTCGCTACAAAGTCAATATTCTTCACTCCTCTTGCTATTTCAATCGGTGTAGACATCTAATACCTCATTAAAAACCAATAATCATGTTTGAATTTGGAAGTTCGCTTGTCGCATAAACAACATCCCAAGACAAATCAATATCAAACTTATAAGGAATCATAAAATCTTCATTCCAAGCTACATCTGTTGGATAGGTGATGCTATAAGATTTCAATATAACACAAAGCGGACCAAAATTCTCGCCAGACCCAGCGGATAATATTTGTCCACAATCAATAGTGCAAATAGTTGGCGGTTGATAAGGTGTATTTCCAAATCCAGCTTGCGGATAAACTAAACTTGTAAATGCCTTTAATTGCTGCACTGCTTCAAATAATGTTTCTGTGTCAACAATAAGAATCTTCCACTTCATTGAAATTGAGCGATTTTCACCATGAGAAAATGTCTTAATTGGGAATGATCTACCAATAACAGATTCATCATTATAAGAAGCCGACTTGGAATCTGATATTTCTGGTAAAATTCTTGGCTTTACTGTTGTTCCATTAATAGTTATACTGCAATTAATTGGTTGCAGTTGCCCATTATAATTAGTTGCTCTTGCCATAGTGTCCTTATATTAGTAATGTTTCATTGACCTGGGGGTGGATTTATTCCCAACTTGTAAAGAATATAAGCAATAGCTATAAAAAATACACCCTGCACTACATGATTGAAAACAGTTTTAATTTTATCTGATATATTGCTTTTATGCTCTTCTAAATTTTTAGTACGATGTAATATGTCTATTATTGTATCTTCATGATCTGCAATCTCTTCTGTGTGCTTCTTAGACCCTATAAGCTCAATTATTTCCAATTTAGATGCCAAAATATCCAATCTATCATCAAGTTTACTGATAAGCTCATATGCTTTAGAACCATTTTTAGCTTCTATAACATAAACTTTTGAAGCTAATTCATTATGCTCATCAATAAAATGCTCTAGTCTTTGACCTATCTGATTCTGACTATCAGCAATCATCTTAACTCTCTCATCCACCCTGCTAGTTATGTTGATAATTTGTTTAATTTCTTCAATGAGGGTTTTTTCTATCTCGGACATCTATATTACTCCCATTCCATTTGGTGTTTGACAATGTATTTAGGGGGAAATAAGAAAAGTAAGAAGTGTGATTCTATTTTTATATATACAATATCTTTTAATTTGGCTAAATACAACATGGAAAATCAAAAAAATGATCTTGCTGTGCCACAAGTAGCAATGAATATTAGTGTTCCACCCACTCAAACTGATACTCAACTTATAGCAACAGAACAAGTAGTAGAACTTGTCAAAACGGTAATGGGTGATATAGATGTCGAAAAAAATGAAATACAAGAAGCATATGTGAACTTTGCTGAAATGGTCTTCAATGCAGGAGATGCAACTGGTGCTAGTAAAGAAGCTCTTGTTAATTTATTGAAGCTAAAATCAGACCTTATAGATAAAAAGACTAGAATGCTAGAAATGATGATGAAAGTTTATAATAAAGAAGGTCCAAAAACAGTTATAGCCCATCAACACAACGATTTTATAGATAAAAGAAAGCTCTTTTCTGATCTAGATAAAGAAGCAAAGGATAAATAGTATTATGAGAAACAACTGGCAATATTGGATAGAAGCAGAAAATGCAGCGGGAAATCAAGCACCAGCTAGTGATCCTAATGCACCAGGACAAGGTGGCTCCATACCTCCACAACAACCCCCACAACAGCCACAACCAGGAGATGATCCTTCTGCTGCCGCTCAAGGTCCAGAAGATGATGCTAATAATGATCCAGAAAGTATAGAAACACCAGAACAAAATGCAAATAGTGATTATGAATCTTGGAAACACGATTTCATGGAAGCCGCAATTAAATGTGATAATGAAGAACTAGTTACCCTACTAAAATCAATCCGTGATCGTGATTTAGAAGCCTCACAACGCAAATTTGTTGAAGATAACATTCAAATCTTCATGTTTCGTCGTGATGATAATGTTTTTAAAGCAAGTACACAAATTCGTAATGCAGTAAAGAAAGACTTAGATAGAACTAATCCAGGTACAACTCTAATGCAACACTTTAATCAAGCAATAGAACAACAACCATTGCTATATCAAGGTATTATTAAGTTATCCGGTACTTTTGGCTGGAAACAAGACCTTCACCGTAAATGGTTGGCAGCTTTCTTTGGTGCAGTTCAAATAGGTGCAGGTTCTACAAATAAAGACCTTGTTTATTGTGGTGAAGATTATGACGTTAATATTTCAACAAGATTCACAACTCAGTTTGGAGAAATTAATCTTGGCAAATGGAGTTTGGTTTCTGATGATCCAACTAAGTATCTAAAACCAAATGAACGTGAAAGCCTATCAGAAGGAAGCCCAGAAGAAAAACAGGTTCTAAGAAGAAAAATCATTCTGAAATCCATTGCAGAACATTATCGTAAACGTGCTTTCTTGATTCATGTATGCACCACAGATGGAACAATTTATTCTATAGGATGGGATATTGGAAACAGCTTAATGGATGCTTATAAAGAAGGAAAAGTGGTTGTTCGTGGTAGGGAGAACGAAAACAAAGAAGTTCTAATTGGTGATGATGGAGCAATTATTCCAGTTATTGATTATAGTCTTTTCTTCGTTAAAGAAACTGGCGAAGTTGATGATGATGGAAGACCAGAAACAGAAGAAGTTCCTTTTATAGAACGTCGTGATAGTGTTCTATACTTGATTGCCGATCTAGATACACTAAAGATGGCTAGCGCAGGAATGAGTGGAATCTTCTTTAATTCCGTACCATATTCCGGCAATCCAAGTGAAATTAAGCAGTTACAGAGAAGTGTTCCTGGTCTTTATGAAATTATTGCGAAGCAAGTTGTTTAATAAATAAACATTATTATAAATAATATCATGACAAAATCAAGAGACGACTGGAAAGAGGGCCACCCTATAAGTTTGGGTGAGCTTAGACGCTGGGCTTGGCAAATAGCGGTAGGTTCTTATAAACGTGGTTATTATT